AGTGCTTCCATATCTGACGGGCTTCTCGGCGGACCTCCATTACTCGATCCTCGTCTCATCTCCTGTTCCGAGGAACGACGGGAACGTCACCGCTGGGTAGTTGATGCCGTGGCCGCTCAACTGCTCCAGTTCGCGCACCTTGGCCCACGTCGGCGTCTCCGACTCGTCGGTGGTGCCTTCGGGGATCGGCGGGTAGAGGCGCTTCGGCCAACGTGGATCATCGAACTCGCGGTCTTGGTACACCGGCACGTAGCGCCCCGTGGTGTAGCTGACTCGGCGCAGACGCCACTGCTCCAGCTTGCCGAGGCCCATGTTGAGCGAAGCAGCCTTGGTGGTGTACTCGTTCTCCCAGTACTGCATCATCTGCAGCACCTGGGTGTAGCGCTGGTGGGCCGGGATGAACATGCCCTCCGGAGTCGATACGTCGATATCGAGAGCAAGCTCGATCGACAGCGACCACAACGACCTCACGACCGCACCGATCTGGGCCACTTCGACTTCGGCATCGGACAGTGTGTCGAGCGTGTCCTCGGTGTTGTAGAGCACTTCCACGAACGTGTCGTGGATCGCCTTGGCCAGGTCGGCATCGCTGAACCAAGTGTGATAGTACCCGGCCACCACGATGTTGCTCTGGAGCAGGGCCTCGTCGGTCAGCTTGAGCAAGCCGTTGCGCTCATCGAGCGTCCAACTGTCAGTCAGCGCGCTCGTCACCGGGTCGGTAGCGGTGACCGTGTAGACCTGCAACGAGTTCGGTGTGACCAGGGGATGGGGGAGGCGGATGGTGAGGACGTTGAGAGGGCCTTCGCTGATCTCGAAATACTTGGGGAAGTCCCGCAACAGCATCCGGACTCCGGCGGCCACCTCCAGCACTGATGTCATGATCCCTCCATACCGGGGTTAGAACGTCATCCATAGCCCCGTTGTCGGTGGGGGCGTCATGGTGTCGGGTGGGGCGGGCAGGTTCTCCTGCGTGGGACGGACGACCAGCGTGCCGCCACGCTGTACTTCGATCGGGTTGCCATCGGCGTTCTCATCGAGGTATGACAACAGCACCGGATCGGCCGTGCCGTTGTCTTGAGCGACGAGGACCTGGAACGGAGTCCCAGCAGCGACCATCGAGAAGGCGGCAGGAAGACCCATGGCCAGCCCGCCCTCTGCGAGCCAGCGCCCTTGGATCGGCGCGCGGGTGACCAGCGACGCGCCGAGGTCGCTGAGCTTCTTGTTGGCGGCATCGAACGACGCCCCGGTGACGAGCAGGGCGAGGATCGAGTCGGTGTCCCAGTGCAGTGTTCCCGCTGCCAGCAGGTCAGTGACCTGGGCGTAGTTCTGATTCGTCATGGCCCCATCCTCTCACGGCACGCGACCGTTGGGGCCTACCACGAACGGACTGGTCCAGTACCCAGGAATGTCCGGCCAGACCGGCCCGCCGCCGCTGATGGTTGGTAACACATCAGTAGTGGAGGTACGAGGCTTGATCACGCACTGCCCCCACAGCCACGTCTTCAGTGTGTCGGCAGGCGGCCACGTCTCGCCCTCGGGCCAGTCATCGGGCTGCGCGAAGTTGGAGTAGTCGAAGGGGCTGACCGAGTACAACTCCCACTGGTAGGTGCCCCAGTAGATGTTGCGTTCCCGCGGCAGGAACAGTTGCACGAGGGTCGTGCCTGTCGTCTCGGGAGCTACCGGGGCGGTGTAGTCGGCATCCACGATGAAGTCGTTGACGAAGGTGGACTTGTAGTAGTGCAGCACCCTGATCTGTGCGTGCCACTCCCAAGTGCTCGGGTCGTCGGCGTCCATCATCGGGTCCTGCAGCGTCAGCGGCACCACCACGTCGTCGCCTTGGTAGAAGGTCAGATCGAGCCGAGAGGGGAAGTTGACCCAGATGCGATTGCCGTTTGCGTCGAGGATGAACCCAGGTGTGTCGTCTGTCGTGCTCGGCGGTGGGAAGAACGGGATGAGGTTCGGCATCGTCCATTCCTGGGGGTACATCTCGGTGGCCTCCATCAACATCGGGGTGCTGGCAGCGATACGCGCCGGAGCGTCCTGGCCGAAACGCTGGGTGACAACCTGGCCAGTCATGAGCGAATGTACGTGTAGGACGTGAGGAAGGCGGGCGTAATGTCGATCGGCGCACCTGAGCCGATTTCATCTTCGGTGATCGGGTGGGTGTGCGGTGTCACCGGGTCGATCGTGATGGGGTGATCGTGGTCGCCTGCGTCACCCAGAGTGTGATAGTGCTCTGATCCACTGGACCCTACTGTGATACCAGTCAGTGCGGGCCTGGACCAGTCCATCGGCTCCACCGAGTAGGTGTGGTTGCGGTCGTTGAACAGAGCGTCGATCTTGTTCTGGCCACCCCACATCAGGGCGATGACCGGCGAGGCGTTGCCGAAGAAGTCCATGCCGTTGTGAGCGTGGCCGGGATCGGTGACAGGGTGTCCGTGAGCGCCACCGGACACCGGGTGGTTGTGCGAACCGGCACGGCTGGTACGCGCGTTGACAGGCCCTCCACCGGCCGCCGTGGTACGCACGTTGTGACGATGCTTGGGAAGCTGACTCGCCACCAGCGAAATCTGGTTGAGGTTCGCGCCGCCCTGGGCGAGCGGAGCGCCAGTGGTGGACATCATCACTCGACCGCTGGCGTTGGGCAGTGTCATCGTCCGGTTGGGAGCGACCCCGCTGATGAACGGCTGCAGTGCCACCAAGGTGAACAGGCTTGGAAGAGCCGCCTCGCTGACGGTACGGCCGTCGAAAGGTATCCAACCGAGAGGGACCATCACCGAAGGCGGCTCGACGCTGCTGATGATAGCTCCGACCGGAACAGCGCCAGCGAGCGTGGCCAGTTCCTTCCATCCGGTCGCTGTGCGCACGTAGACACGACCGGAGTCGTGCTGGAAGATCGAACCGAGGGCTGCAGTGGCCGGGAGCGATCCAGTGCCGACTTGCAGGTTGCTGCCCTGCACCGTCTCGGTAGCCGTGAGCGAGTCTGCAGCGATGCTGCCTCCGGCCGCCAGGTCGCCAGCGAGGTTGAGGTTGTCGTCCACCTGCAACGTGGCCGGAGCGATGCGGCGCAAGCCGGTGTCGTCTGCCCAGCGCACCCCGCCGCCGCCGTCGATGCGGAAGTAGTTGCCGGAGCCGTTGAGGTTGCGCACCAGATCGGAGTTGGTGGGGACTCTGGTCAGCAACGCCTTGGGCACCTGGACGCGCTTGTCGATCACGTTGTCGGTGAACGCCGACGAACCTGAGGGACAGAACACCGCGGCGAGCACGGTGGCGTTGAGCGGCGGATCAGGGAACACGGGATCGACGGCCGGAAGGCCGGGGATGACCTTGATTGTTCCACTGATGTCAGCGACGATCAGATCGAACCGATCCTGTGACCCGCCGACACCAAGCTGCACCGTGCCTGCCGGGAGCGTCATCACCTGACCGTTGATGATGACGAGGCCACCGAGTGTGGAGACGGTCGTACCCGACACAGTGATCAGGCACCCCTCGACCACCCCCCACAATCGGTTGGCGAGCGCATTGAAGTCGATCTGGTCAGGCTCGGCCATCCGAGGATTGGAGACGGTCGCCGCATTGGGGATGAGGAAACCATCATGGGTCACTGTTGGCCGCATGCGGCCCTCCTATCCGCGTTCGTAGACCTTCCCCAGGCTGTGGAGATACCGGGCAATGTGCGCCGGGACTCGGTATCTCTTGCCCTGCTCCAGTCGATAGTGGTGGTGTGGATTGCCGTACGTGAACTCTTCGATGGTCTCAGCCATACGAATCTCCACGAAGTCGTCGTCACCGCGACGCTGTGGAACCTCTTGGATCGGGTCCACCTCGATCTCGGTGTGGCCGGTCTTGGGACCGAAGCCCAGATCGGACGGGCGCGTGACCTCGCTGTTGGCGGGGTCCATGTCGGGCGGGATCACTTGCTGTTGCTGTTCCTGCTCGACCTCGGGAAGTGGCTGAGGCTGTCTTGTTGGCACGACGGATTCTCCTTGGATACTCGGGTATCAGCCGAGCCTATTACCGCGGGCCAGCAACCGCCTGAACAGTGACTGGGTATGCACCACCGGCAGGCGGGCCTGCACCGGCAGCGACGGTCAGTGTCGCCGTCTTGGCTCCGGCCGCTGCGTAGGTGACGGTGACTGGACCCTTGCTGGCCGCCTGTGTGGCCGGTGTGCCGTCAGGTGGGAAGGCCCAACTGAAATCGGCAGCCGGACGAGCGCCCGGTGTCGAAGCGACGAAGGTGAACTTCAGACCGTTGGTGGCGTCACCAGTGGCGGTGACCTGTGGTGCGGCGATGTTGCCGGAGCCGCTTCCGGCCATGGTGGGTCCATGTACTGCGACAATGCTCATTGTGATACCTCCATAGGCGCTCGGGGGCTGTGCGGGTGCGCCGCTCAGCCCCCAAGCAAGGTCGTCTCAGTTGGTGACCATCTTGACCACGGACGAATCCGTGATGACGCCCCAGCCCCAGATCGAGTACCACGCGAGAGCGTGCTCACGACCGAAGTCGAGCACGCCACCGTCACGGAGTTCGACGGGGAGGGAGATGGCATGGCCGAAGGCGTTGTCGCCCAGGAGGATGCCCTCGTAGGCACCACCAGTCGGACCCCACGGCTCACCCCAGCCCGGAAGGCCGGTGTCGCCGGTCGGCAGGTCGTCCAGGGTGCCTGGGTCTGCGAGGTCGGGGTACTGGTCGCTGGCCACCGCGTAGCCAGCCGGAGCGCCTGTGCCGCCAGCAGCAAGCTGCGCAGCGGTGAGGCCGAGGTTGAGGCCTCGCCAGTCGGGGTTGAACGGGTTGGCGGTGGTCACGTTGGCACCCGGCAACTGCGGGTACAGGTCAGTCGCATCGGTGCCAACCGGCGCGCCGATCTGCGTCGTCTCGATGAACACCACGTCGTCCAAGCGGCCGATTTCCCCGAGCATGAAGTTGCCGGGGGCGGCGTACTTGGTGACCTCGATCCACTGCGGTGTGTCACGCAGACGGCGCGACTGGTGCGGGTGGATGAAGCCGACGTACGTCTCACCGAGACGCGGGATGTTCTTCGACGCCAGTACCTCGACGCCATCCTTGACGGTGTGGCTGGTGAGGTAGAAGTCGTCGGCCACGGAGCCAGTGGCACCCGAGGCGACAACGGCGGCGACGTTGGCCGCAGGCGTTCCCGGCTCGTAGATGCCGTAGCCGGTGTTGATGGCGGCGGGCTTCTGGTAGCCGAAGACGACGCTCGATGAGCGCTGCAGTGTGGCCCGCGCTTGCGAGTCCATGTACAGCGCCATGTTGCGACCGAGCAGACGAGAGGCCGAGGCCATGATGTCATCGAAGCTGGCGTTGAGCAGAAGCTCCGAGACGGCGACGGCGAAGCCCTGCTCGGCAACGGTGATCGCGTACTGGTTGGCACTGATCGCGTGGGTCTTCATGCGCACGCCTTCGATCAGTGGGCCGGAAGGCATCGGCAGGTTGTTGTAGCGCATGAAGTTGACCGTCAGACCGGGCATCGTGCCCAGTTCGGTCTTCTTCACCGCGAACTGCTCGAAACGCAACACGGGCATGGACTGGAAGAGGATTTCCTTCGACCAGATCGTCTGGATCGCAGGCCCCATCATCGTGGAGCCAGTGGTCACGCTTCCTGCGTAGCCCGCTCCGGTGTTGTCCGACTGCGCGAGTCCGTAGTAGCCGGTTGGCTCCACGTACTGCGAATAGGGACCACCAGAAGCGAGGCGCGTTGTACCAGTGATACCGGATACAACAGGAAGCTCACCACCAAGAGAGCCGCCAACGGCCATAGTGGTATCTCCTTATGTAGTTGAGTTGTGTGAACTCGCCTATCGCATGCGACGGTTATTCGGATTCGTCGCCTGTAGGAGTTGACCTCGGTACTTCTTGTACGTCTCCATGTCCATGCCCTTGATGTCCTCGGGCGTCAACGTCTCGTATGTCGGCATTTGCTCCATTGGTCCTACAGGGGGTGCAGTCGGCGCGGCCCCCCTTGGTTGCTGGAAGGGAGCGGCTTGCTGGTTGGCGATGGCCATGTTGGTGAATATCTGCTCGGTGCGAGCCTTCATCACCTCGATCGAAGCGTCGATCGCTTCAGGAGTCTCGCCACTGATCAGATCACGCAACTCGGGCAGGATGAACTCCTGCTCTTGCTCGATGCGATCACGCCGGTACTCCTGTACTTGAGTGAACTCACGCTCCTTGGCGAACACCGCCCGGTCGGCGTCATAGCGCCGCTCCAGATCGGTGAGCTTTGTCTGCCACTCCGTGTCCCTGCGGGTGAGCAGGTCACGGAGTTCCATTTCGCCCTCTTCCTTCAGCCGACGTGCTTCTTCGGCTTCGGCTGCCAAGCGGTCACGCTCGGCTTGCTCCTGCTCGCGGGCTTCTTGAAACGTGCGCATCTGCGTGCTCAGTTCCTCGATTCGACCGTAGAGCTTGTCTTTCTCCTGCTGGCGTGCACGCTCGATGTCCTCGTCGGTCCAACGCGCGGCGGGCTGCTGCCCGTTCGGTGGTTGGGGAACGACTTGGATCGGTTGTGACACCTGCTGTGCGGGGGTTTGCGATGACTGCGCCCAATCGGCGGCCATGCGCGGCTGTGCTGGCTGGACTCCGGCAATGAAACCTGAGCCGGTATCGCCAACGGAGTTATCCACGTTGCTCATCTAAGTGCACCTGTTCGTTGTCCGAAGGTTCTGGGTGATGTTATAGCACGTCGTCTGCCCATACCACGGTATGACCAGTCGCTTAGCGACGTATCAATCGCCTGCTTGCGAGTCGAAATCGCTCATCTGGGGCGGGTTGACACCGTATGCCATCATCTGCAATTCCTGTGCCATCTGCGGATCGACAGCAGCGAGCATCGGCTGCGGATTGCCCTCGGAATCCTCGCTCATCATCGGCTGACCATCGGGCGACATGCCGGTGGCCATCATCGTGAACGCGGCGATCTGTCCTTGGATGAGTTGCAGCGCGCCTTGCTGCTTGGTGTCCTCCAACACCTCCTCGAAGATTTCCTGCAGCTTCTGATCGGGGAAGGCGTAGCCGAGGTCGCGCAGCGCGCCCTTGCGGCTCTCCAACTGCATCGCCATCAGCGCTTGGATTTCGTTGATCTTGATCAGCTTGTCCATCGGCATCGGCATCGGCCAATCGACGTAGCTGCGATACGACACCGGGTTCGATGGATCGAGTTGCGGATACTGATCGGGCCGAAGCTGGGTGGCCGAGAGCATCGGGTTGTACACCGTCAACTCGGGGGCGAAGAGGAAGGCGTGGCGGATGACCAACTCGTTGACGCGCTGCAGCAGCGGTGTGTACTGAATCTTCTTGCGCTCGTACTTCATCATCAGCGGCTGGTACTGCACGGTGAGGGCCACGCCGGACGTGTTGCTGATCGGCTGCATGGTGCCCAGGGCTTGGGCAGGCACGCCGGTCAGTTCATGCATCGCCTGCTTCAGCAACTCCATGTAGCCCAGCGGCCCGGTGAAGTTGGTCTGAAGCTCCAGGTTCTGAATCTTGGCGTCCTTGTTGTTGATCGACCAGACCTTGCGCGGCCCCTTCTCCAGATTGGAGGCCTTGGCCCCGGTGATCACCGTGACAGGGGCGACGTGGTAGTTGATGATGTCGCTGATTTCGGTGGCCTTCTCGTTGTACTCACGGTTCAGCGAGATGAGGTCGTTGATGTCGGCCAGGCCCCATGGGCTGGAGGCGACGGGAATGTTCTGGGTGAAGGCGATTGGTATCTCACCAATGGGGTTCGGTCGAGCGTCGATCAACTCGTCGTTGATGTATTCCTCGATCACGTCCTCGGTCATCAGTTCGACGTAGGTCATCACCTGCCGAGTGCCGTCTTGGGCCGTGCCCCAGAACTTGTACTTGAGCTTGAAGCGGATCAGACGGGTGCGGTCGTGGGGGTGGAACTCGGGGAAGCAGAAGGCCGGGTTGAGCGGCAGCAGTCGAATCTTCCCCGGCACCGGCACCCCGGCCGGGTCCATGTACGGCTCTTCGTAGGCCACCTTGATGAACACATCGCCGGAGACCGAGCCGAGTTGGCCGACCTCCATCAGCACCTGCTGCTTGTGGTTGTGGACCTCCCACACCTCCTTGAGCAGGTACGGTGTGATACCACTGGTGGCCTCGGGGGAATGGAAGTTGACGCCCTTGCCGAAGCAGAAGTTGACCAGGTAGTCGCTGAAGGCCTTGACCCAGTTGAAGGTCAGTTGCGGCTCGCCAATCTCACGCTTGTAGGCCCAGTGATAACCGAGATACCAGGCCCAGTTGCTGGCGTAGCGGTTGAGCCGAGGGCCGTGGACTTCAAACTCTTCGTCGGCAAGCTCCACCAGCCCGAGCGGAGAGATGGCGACGGTGAGGTCACTCGCCGCTGCTCGATAGCTCGGGGGGTAGAACGTGACGCTCATCCGTCGTCTTCCTCATGTTGGAACTGGCCAGGAGATAGGTTCGCAGGCATTGTCTCGAAAGCAAAGCCCGCCTCATACCGGCGTTTGGCACGGCGCTCCGCTTCGGTCATCGCCGGGGGATCGAGATCGTGCTCGGCGGGCATCAGGTTCTCCGATACGCCGACTTGGCGCGCATGTAGCTGCGGTATTGGTTCTTGACCGGATCGTGGATGTACAGCGCCGGGAACTGCTTGCTGCTGATCGGCGGGAAGGGATCATTGACCGGCTTGATCTGATGCGCAGCAGCCGACGTTTCGATGTGATGCCGCGGCGCTTGACGCCGCGGCCGACTCTCACCTCGATACAGACTGCTGGTGCTCAACTACTTCTTGTCCTTGCCGGTGTCCTGGCGCTCGCGGCCCTTGCTGGCCTTGGATGGCTTGGCGTTCTGCTGCTCCTTGGCACCCTTGCCGAACGGCGCTGCCTTCTTGCCGCCGAACGCCTCTTTCTTCGCAGCCATCAGTTGCCTCGTTCCTTGCGCGTGCGCGCCGCCTTCTTGGCCATCTTCGATCGAGCGGCCGGACCCTTGGCCGCCTCGTTGCTGATCGCTGCGGCCTTCGACTTGGAGTAGCCCTGGTCCTTGAGAGCTTCGTACTCGTCGGGCTTCTTGATCGACGGCCCTGGCGACTTGCCCCCCGGCACGGCTCTACGCCTCTTCGCCCGGCAACGAGTTGTCGGGCTGTGCCCGTCGCTCTGCCCATGAGGCCTGGATTTCGTCCACCGCCGCCTGGACCTCATCAATCTTGGCGTTGATGGCGGCACCGATTTCGGGGATGACCGTGGCCAGTTCGGCTCGCAGAGCGGCGACCGCTGCGTGAGCGGATTCGATCGCTGCGTCAATTCGTTCTCCCATGATGACTCCTATCAGTCGAACAACGACCCTTGTCGCTGTTGGTTGCGCTTCTTTATCACATTCGACATCTGCTGTTGTGACAACGGACGTGCCTGGGGCGTGATTTCCCCAGTCTCAGTGAAGAGAGCGTGCTGTACCGGCTGCGGTCCTCGGGGCTGCACGAGGGGTGTGTGTTCTTCGATGTTCTTGCTCGCCTTGCGACGGGCCTCGGTCCAGCCACCTGCCTGCACACCGATTGCCGGGACGACTTCACCGGAGCGCTTGGACAAGATGGCGGCGGCGCGCTGCGTGGCTTGGTTCTGCCAGGCGTGCATCGTGGCCGACGCGCCAACGTTCTGCATCCCCTGTGGCGACTGCAGGAACTTCTGATTGGCCTGGCCACCTTCGCCCACCGAGAACTTCGCCGGAGACTGACGGGCAGCACGTCCACCACGACCGGGAACGTCCACCGACTCCAAACGCTGGCCGGTGGAGATGGCTTGCTGCCATGTGTCCTCGGCCGTTGTGTTAGTGGGGTTGAGTGGGCCGTGTGTAGCTTCCCTGAGTCCGAACGTGTCCATCCGCTGCTGACCGGGCATCACCATGCCGGACGCATGGCGCATGCGGCTGATGAACTCTTCGTGCTCGGGCGTGCCGTGCACCGACTCTGCGATGTTCTTGTGATACGACCATACCTTCGGTGATGTGCGCGGGTCGATGGCGTGCTTCGGGTCGATCGAGCCACGGAGGACGTTGATCGCCTGGGTGACGTTCCCCTTGACGCCACCCTTGGCAACCTCTCCCAGGTCGATGCCACTCGCTTGGACGTGGCCCCGTACCCCGGTATCAGAGAGCGCTGCGAGATGTTCGGCAGAGAAGCTGCTGGGATGCAGGGCGCGGCCTTGGTACTCGGACAGGTCCACGCTGCCGCCCTCGATGTGTGACGCAGCAGTAACCGCCTGTGGAGATACCGTGATCCTGGCCTCCGGATTGGCGTGGCCTCGGGCCAAGGCGCTGACAGCAGCAAGCTCCTGCTCGGGGTTGTTCTGCGGCGACATCACTGCCGACGCGCCGATGACGGCGTACCTGTCGTGGCCTGTCTCGGCAGCAACTTCGGCCAACCGACCGTGATGCTGGAAGTACCAGTCGTGCTTGGGATCGGTGCCCTGCGAAAGCGCGCGTTGAGCGCCTTCTTCGACCAGGCGCACTCGGGCGTTGGTGGCCTTGGTGTGCGTAATCGGGGCATCTCGCAGGTGCGGCCCGATGGCCTCCAGGGATTTGACCCTGTTGGCCGCCTTCTCCCTGGTCTTGGGCTTGGATTCGGGATTTGCGGCCGCCGCCTCCAGCCGCCCCCGCTGGGTCGCGATACCACTTCTCGCCATACCCAGGTTTGCCATCTGCCCACTGATGTCTTGCCGAGCGACCTTGGGCATGTCCTGCCACTGCAGTGCCCGGTTCGTCGGTGGTGTCACATTGCGTCGTGTGGCTCTAGGCATAGGAAATCATTTCCTTTGCGCTATGATGGGGGCATGGAAGTACGCGAACAGAACGGCTACGGCGCTTGGAAGCGCGGCGAATACTGTCAGAACCCGACGTGCGAGCACGGCCCCGATGTGCGCATGATCGGCGTTTGGAAGGTCATCCACGACGACGGACGGGAAGAGTTCTTCTGCGGCGATCATGTTCCGGAAGCTCTCCGCTTGGCGATCGTTGCTTCTCGCTCGTAACCCGCCTGGCGCACTGGTGCATCGCTCCAGTGGGCAATCTCCGGATACTGCTGCGGATCGAGTGCCGCATCACGGCGTCGTGATACCACTGCAGAGAACTCGGGGAACTGTTGTGACAACCTCCCTGGGGACGCCGTGGACGAGCCGGTGAACCACGGATTGGTGTCCTCGGCCCCTTCGTGCAGGCTGTACGACGCCTGCTCGTTGCGGAGTATCTGCGCCTGACGGGACTTCTGATGGCCGGTCGGGGTGGCTGGGAAGACCTTGGGCAGGTCGATCACGTCATGGTGATCAGAGCGCCAGCCGCCGATCATCTCCTGACCACGGCCCTGGCCCTTCTGGGCCTGCCAGATCGGAGCCGAACCCTTGACGTAGCCCTCCAGGTGCGCCTTCTGGGCACCGCCCTCACCGAGCGGGACCTTCATCTCGGCAGCCTTGTGAGCGGCCACGGAGTAGCCAGAGGTCACGAAGTTGCGCTTGCGCGGGTCGTAGGTGAACCCACCCACCGTGGACAAGCGGCTCTGCATCTCTCCGAACTGGTGCTCGTTGACGTTGCTCATCCCTGGTAACTCCTTGGCTTGACCCAGCCCTTGCTGATTTCCTTCTTACGTTGGTTCTCCATCACCTCCGGCTTGCGCAGGTACTTGGGCTGCAGTGCCGGAGGAAGCTCCCAGTTGCTGAGGAACTTGTCCTCGACCTGACTGATGATCACCGGCTTGGTGTTCAGCATCTCGTAGCCGGTGTGCGAGTCGGGATCGGCCTTGATGAGATACTTGCCGATGTTCCTCGGCGGGCGACCAGGCGCGGCCTTCTGACCGGGGACCTTCCCCTGCTGCAGGTTCGGTGTCGGCTTGTTCGGCTTGATCGGTGTGATCTTGGCCAGCTTCACCGATGAGTGCGGCCTGGCCGCCATGGCTCAGTCGCTGACTGCGACTGCGCTCTGACGAATCAGACGACGCTCCGAGCCAAGCTCCATCTCGAATTGCGGATCGCCTTGACCGACTGATGCGCCGATCACGAAGTCGCTGAGCATCGTCGGCGCTTCGATCCACGAAGCGCTGCCGACGTGGGCACGCTCGCGCATCGTCTCGGCAGCGTCCTTGCGAACGGTGAAGGGACGGCCACGACCGTCACCACCGGGATCGCCGTACGCACCAACGCCGAAGTCGTTGGGAATGTCGGTGTCGGTGGCAACGCCTTCCTCGAAACGAAGAGGACCACGCCGCGTGTTGTTCACAGCGATGGCGTGCTCGTAGCCGCTCTCAGGGCGGTATGACATCGGGGCCTCCTTGATGGATAGGCAGGTATGGCCGGAGCATAGTCCGATATCGAGTGAGCAGGAGGATTAGCGGCGGTCTCGGCGGGGCAGGGGGCCGCCGACCGACCGTGCCCAGGCGTCACCAGCGTTGGTGCGTTGGGCGGAGTGCTTGGGTGTCACGATGCGCCCTTTCTTCTGCTGTGCCAGACGCTGACCCTCGCCCCACAGGGCAGTGGCGACCCCTCGACGCCGGAGTTCATGAGACACTTCCAGGCTCTGCACCCCAGCGGCGTTCCATTTCATCGTGCCCACCTGCTGAGCGCCAGAGATGGCAATCAGTTGGTGCGCTGAGGAACCCATCTCCGGTGGCCGGTACTGGAACTGCAGGTCAGACAGGCTCTCGTGAGCAGGCACGACCCGATCCTACTCAGCGGTAGAAGGGGCTGTCGATGACTTCGACCTTGGGGATCGAGTCGAGCATCGTGCAGGCACAGGCCAGCGCCGCCGAGTCCACGTAATCATCGTGGGCCTCGCGTTCGTGCGGTGCCTCGATGAGGAGATACTGGCCCTTCATCACCTTCTCAGCGTCGGACATCTGCTGACGGAAGCGCCGCCATGTTCTGGTCCGGCGAGCCTTGGAGTGGCCGGGGTAGAGCAGCATCTGGCGCTGGATCAGTTGGATCAGGTGCTTCCAGCGCTCGCTCTGGTTCTTGGCGTCGGAAGAGAACGGCGTCACCTCGCAGCGTGATCCCAACAGGCGCTGCATGCGGTCGGCCACGGCGGAACCCATGCCTTGGGCATCGACGCCGACGTGACTGATCACGTAAGGGTCCAAGAACTCCATCATCTGGAAGTACTGCTCTTCCCACGCCGTGTTGTGAATCTCCAGCCAGTTGAGGATGCGGTGCTCTCGATACCCGGCCGGGTCCGGGTGATCCCAGTCCACCCACATCACTGTCACAACAGTCGAGTCCTTGACACGGGCCGGGTCGATACCGACGACGCACGGTGTGCGGTGCCACGACTTGACCAGCGGCATCGACTTGTCGGCCAGCCAGTCCAGATCGTC